CCTGCCGTAACTTTGTCTGTAAGGACCGCCAGAGTTACATCCTCGGAGAGCGTACCGCCACCTGTCAGGCCGCTGCCGGCGATGACTTTTCTGGTGTCAGGGACAACACCTTTTGAAACAAAGGAAGGGAGGGAAATCCAGTAGGCATGGTTCGACTCTTCTGTCGGGTCCTTGGCCCCCACACCGGGTACGTCAAGGCCGGACGCCTGCAGAGCCAGATATTCAACCCCGTCGCTCCCCATGACATGACAGCCGACAAGATAGTCAAGCGAATCTTCCCATGGGTACACACAGCCGGACTGCTGGAAAAAGACGTGCTGCCCGAGCAGATTGAAGAGCGCGTTCATCCAGACGCGTTCAACCATTACGCCGCCCGCGTCCGGGTCGACCTGCGTGATGAACGGGAAAAGATCACGAAAGGAAGGAATGCCCTGCCCCGCGGGTGTGGCATCCGGTAGTTCTGTCACATCGGCGGCATAGCCAAGCACATTGGGAAAGAGTTTAGGCGTCGAGGGAGTAGGCATCGACAGGGCCTCCGTACGGCTGGAAAACGCCGTGATTAAAGTTTTGACCGCCTGATCCGGCAAATCCCCAAGTGTGCTTCGGGATGACCTGATAGACATCATAGCCGACGCCAGCAGGCTTCGGAGGAACGTCATCACGCAGGAGAAGCGCTCGCTCATACGGCTGGAGCCGGAAACCGATGACGTAGCGTATTTTCATCGTTCCGACATGCACAACGGCAATATGACCGCGATCCAAGAAAAGCCAATGCACGATCTTGTTCAGGTCAAGGAGGCTGCCGTCAGTGACGTTCGAAGCAGCCTTCATCCAGATCAAAAGGCGATATGCATTATCTTGCAGGACGAACGTGTTCGATTTGCTCTCATAAGCAAACGGACCGTGTCCGAAGTTGCTCAGATTCGACCCAGCAAAGCCAAACGGCTTGATATTCGTCGCTTTCACTTCAAGCGTACGCGGGATAGCGACAATGCGCCCCCATACGTCAAGTCCCCACCCGAACGCCGTTTCAGGGTCAAACACAGCGGTATAGAACGCCGCGATATCTGCTGCGGGGTCAGTTGCTACGTTCATCGATTCGATGAGCGCCAGCATCCGCTCCGAGTTATCGTACTGCGAAAGTATCGTTTCGCGCCAGTTATCCACGGCCCGACCTCGCTTCGAGGATAGTTACAGTCACGTTATCGGAGACGAGCGTGGGGGCTTCATCCATATCGATGGTGATGTAGTCGCCCCATGTGGGGGAGCCTTCGCCGACGGGTGCCGCGATTTCGATACTCACCAAGTCAGTGACGCCCGTTCCGAGTACGGCGGCGTAAAAGCGGCTGGCATACACCGTATCACCGATATGCACGCGCTGCCCTGTATTTCCACAGGCGTCAACGGTTTCTCCGTAGAACTCGGCGACAACGGCGGCCTTGATGAGTTCCTCGACGTTGCTCGGCATCGAGGCGTTTTTGCGGATGGTCACCTGAAGGCCCACCGGGAGGGATTCCGGGCGCTCAAAGAGCACTGTCTCAACCGCTCCGGTCACCGGATCGGTCACAGTGACGCTGGTGTTGCCGTTGTAATCACATCCGGCGGAACACCGAGCATAGATTGCCTCAGCAATATCACTATCCGCCGCGCTGCCGATGACTGCGACGTAGAGCGAGTGAGGCTTGAGCGTGACCCCCTGCACTTCAAGCGGCGCGCTGGTTTTGTTCTCGCGCACACAGACATCAAGCACGCCATCCAGATCGCCGACATTGGCATAGACGGCAGCGGCAACACTCCGGGCGTTCTTTGCAACGCTGGCGTACCGGCGAGCCTCGAATGCCGCCCGGCTCTCGACGTTTTGCCCGATGATCCCATCGTCGTTTGTGATCGCGTCCCACCCGGGGATAGTCCGCACGATCGTGGTTACGGTTCCCTGCCGGATTTCAATCGGACCCGGAACCTGACAGGCGAACTCCAAAACGATGCTGCCGGACTGCGGAATCGTGCCCCCTGTCTGGCAGATCAAAACATTCCCGTCCGCATCTTTCGCGAGCGCCGGAGCGTCGCTGCCGATGCCGGGAATGACTGTACCGGGAAGCCCCGTACAGACACACGGAACAACTGTGGAGCGTGCAGGCTGCCGGGTCAGGAAGTAGATTTTGGCGAGCGCGTCTTGATAGATGCCCTCCGCAGTCTCTGGATTGAACATATTCGCGAGGAACAAAAGCTGGTTGTTCTTGTCCTGCACGATTGCCGTTTCGGACGTGATAAGCTGCCCCTGCGGCGTTGCCGGGTTCGGGTTCAACCGATTGTCAAAGGCAGCCTGCCAGTCCGTTTCAACAGCATCCCTGACGGTCGCGGTATCGGGTACAACCGGGCCGTTTTCGCTAAAGTCGATGCTAGACTGCGACATCTGCGGTTTCCCCTGTTTCCGTGGTGATGCTGATTGTTCCGGTCAGAGCGCGGCGGTCCAGCTGGGAAAGCTGCGTGTTGGCCTGCGATACGCCGGGGACTTCAAGCGCACGGGCATTCGAGCGTGCCCGCACGAGTTCGGCGGGAGGAAGGGAACCAAGCTCGCGTATGAAGTACGGTATCCCGTCTTGCTGAGCGTAGTACGGTTCTCCCTGAAACGTGCGTACATACGAGGCGACATCTTGAACGATGCGCGGTGTCCTCTCAACAATGGCCAGATCGCCACCCGCATTGAGCATCAAATCCCATTTTTCGGAAAGCGCCAAAGAGTTCATACCGGTTGCCCCGTATTGCTGCCGCCCGTCTGCACGCCGCCATGTACGTGCGTTTCCAAAACTTTGCCGTTGCTCTCGACAGTACCGCCCCTGTTCGTGAGACCGCCGGAGAACCGGGCCGGGCCGCCATCGCCCTGCGCCGTGCCCGTCCATGTTATGCTGCCGTTGATGCGCACGTCGGCGTTGATCGTGAGGCCGCTTTCCGCCGTCAGGACGGAGGTTTCACCGTGCATCGTCAGCTTGGCCACGCCTTCGATGGTGACGCCTTCATTGTCGATCAGCACATAACGTTCCGGGGCGTCATTCAGAAAGCCGCCGAGATAGAAACCATCGCCTTTGCTCATTGAACGGGCCGAGCCCGGATTGACGTTTCCGTCCTTCCCCCGGCTCTCTTTGAGCGATTCCGTATCGCGCATGGCGTAAACGGCAAGGCCGATGTCCCCCGGCTGCGGATCGATGACGAGGGCGTTTTTCCCGCCCTGAATGCGCAGGTACGGGAGCTTGAAGAGCACGCTCTGTTCCTGTGCCTTTTGCTCGCCCGTCACGAGATTGACGAGGGGCTGCACGTCAACAAAGCCGACCGGAGAGATGCCCGAGCCGGATACGGCGACAACGCGCACGGGTTCCGCCGTGGCGATGCGCCCGAGCATCTGGCGAATCATGAAGTCCTGCGCGTTGTACTCGCTGGAATTCGTCGAGAGGCCGCGTTGTCCCTGCATTATTTCTTGTCCTTCTTCGGCTTCGCGCCGGGGTAGCTCGCCTTGATCTGGCTCACCCACTGCGTGGCGCCGGGGTAGCCGGCCTGCAATTTGTGGCTCAGGCTTACGATCTGCCAGAGGCCGGAAGCTCGGGGGACGATACTCTCGATACGCACCGGGCCGCCGATCTGGAGCTTCGGCTCATAGATGCCTTTCACTGTCACGCCCTCGTTGTCGAAGCTCGGATAGCCGAGCATCCCGCTTTTCGCGGACCAAACGGGCGTCGAGCCGCCGTCCTCGCTGCGGAGCGTCGCAAGCGGGGAGATGACCATCTCGCCGTCGTCAACGATGAGATCGATCCGGGCGTCATGGGCAAGCTGCTGCGCCTGCTCCATCGGGCCCCCGACAAGGGCAATATTGCGAAGGGAAACGGAGACGCCCCGGTTGACGAAAGCGAGCCCCATTTGCTTCGCGAGCCCCTGCATGAGCGTGGCCACGTCCTGCGAGCCCTGCGCAGTCAGGGGCGGCACAGGCGTGATGCTGGCCACGTAGCCCGTGATGCACTCGACGTCGAAAGAAGGGTCCGGCGCCGCGTTGAAGTTCGGGACGGCGCTCACGATGTCGCCGGAGAACGCCAGAGACATCCCGTGCTCTTCATCGCCCGCGTACACGGCAATGCGGTTTTTCGACGCCTGCAACGGCTTGAACGCCAGCGTCGTCAGCATCTCCATATCCGCCAAGGGCATATTGAAAATCTTGACTTTGGCCTTGTTCTTCTCTTTCCCGCCAGGTTTCTGGATGTCTACGTCCATCCCGAGCCTGATGATCTTGGTGTTCGCCCCTTGCCCGGTGGCCGTATTGAAGCCGCCCTCGGCGAGCGTGATGTGCGCTTCAAGCAGCTTTTTGGTGAAGCTCGTGTTCACAGCGTTTCCCCTTCTTCGACATAAACGAGCTGGAAGCGGTCACCGAGGCCAGACCAGCGGGGATCATCTTCGCCCTGCATATCGACAAAGTAGAGCTGCCCCCGGAAGGCGAGATAGTCGTACAGCTTCAAGCCGACGAGGTTGCGGCAGATGAACCCCGACCAGATGACCGTCTGGTCAATGGCAAGGTCGCAGTAAAGGTTCACGCCTCGGGAGATGAGCCGGAGGGTGCAGTTCTGCTCGCCGAGTACGATTTGGAGGCTCTGGTTCGGCTCCTGCCGGAGCGGTACAGTCATCATTCCGAACCTCCGCGAAGCCATTTTTGTGCGCCCTTTTTTATCCTTGCGGCGGTACTTGGGCCCACTTTCTGCCCCTGCTGTTTCCCGGCATCCGTCGTACTGGCGTCGGTCGGATTCTTGGCCTGCGCCTTGCTGATTTTCTTTATGCTTTCGTTGCTGTACTGGGCTTCGACCTGCCGGATTTCTTGCAGCATGAGCCCCACGATCAGCCTGTCCACGCCGTTTTCGGCCTTGCGGTCGTAGTCGTAGGAGACGAGGTTGTAGTCGAGAAACGTCTTCTCAGGGGTGACGATGCTCACGAGGTCGGTGCTGTCCACCAGCTTGTCCAGCGTCGTCAGAAAGGCCGCCAGCTCGTCGCTCTTCCCCGTGCGGCCCAGCACGACCGACACCGCCGTGGGAGAAGCGACTTTGTTGTAATCGGCAAAACTCCCTTTCTCGACCGGGTTGGAGCTGATTTTGTTCTCAGACTTGATCGAGCAGGAAAAGAACGTGTCGAAGTCGAGGGCCGCATTGCCGTCCTTGTCAAAGATATCCCAGTTGCCGGGCTGTCCCGGCGGGAGCGCGCCGAATGCCATGTCAGTACCTGAATGCGCTATCTGCTTGCGCGGTCTGATTACGAAGAGCCGGAACCACTCCTTGGGCCATCCCTTCCGCATCCGTAGCCTGGGTGTAGACCTTGACCTCCCCCACATTGGTGGTTGACGTCATCTGACGCGAATTGTTGACATTGCTCACGCTTCCCGGCCGCGCATCCCCCGCGCGCACTTGCGGCGGCAGAATAGACGGGCGCGCATCAGCAACCCGCATCGAATCGGCAACGCCGCCAGGCTTGGCCTCAGTCTTTTCTTCTTCCGGTCGCGAAGACTCATCACCGCCGAGCCAGTCTTTGATCCAGTCGGGAAGCCCATTCAGTTTTTCACCGACCCAATCAAGCATGCTGACAAACACGTCATTGATTTGAGTCAGTCCACCCCAGATTGTATTAAGGGCATCAGAGAAACTATACAGTTGACCACCTGAAAAAACGGCCCCTATGAGTTTTGATATGCCGCCCAAAAGATTAAGTATGCCGCTGAATGTATCCTTTATCCCTTCCCAGATGGCCTTGAATCGTGCCCCGATTTCATCGCCGGTGCCCAACATTTTCCAGAAGCTACCGAAAGCCGACTCTCCCCCGTCGATGTAGGTGATGAGATCGTCGATGACCAGCGCAAGGGCTCCCGCGATTGCGATCAACGGCGTAAACGGCGCAATCGCAGCCCATGCCGCCGTCGCCATCGCGGTCAGGGCCGGGAGCATGAGCGTCGTGATGACCCCGGCTAATGCCGTAAAGAAGAGGATTACGAACTGCTTGTTTTCTTTCACCCATCCAACGAGTTCGCTAAGCAAGTTCGTCAAAAACGTAATTGCAGGGGAGACGGTACTGACAAAAACAGATGAGAGGGCCTCCCATGCGTCATGGAGCCGCTGCTGCGCCTCCCGTTGCTTCTTCGCATTTTCGATGTCCTGCTTGCTGTAGATGGCTTGAGCCTTCTGGACTTTCAAAAGCTCCTCAATCCCTTTGCGGCCCTTGAGGATGAGAGGAATGGTTTTTTCGTCGAAGCCGATCTGCGTGAGGATTGAGGTCGCCTTCTGGCGGTCGATTTTTGACGTGGCGTCGGAAAGGCGAAGAAGCCCTTCTTCAAAGGAAACGGCCTTTCCTTTGGCATCCGTGAAGCTCACCCCCAGGTCTTTGGTTGCGTCCTTGAGCGGCCCGGAGTCATGCAAGATGAGATCCTGCATCCAGTCGCCCAGATCCATAAACCGGGTCGAAAGCTCTTCGGCGTCAACCCCGGCGGCGGCTGCCGTCCGTTGCCATGCCTGCCAGTCTTCAATGCTCATGCCGAGCGCGTCCGAGGTCTTCTCTATAGCCTGAGCCTGCTCGTAATACTGCGCTATGGAACTTTTTATAACGGCAACGCCACCGATCACCCCAAGAACTTTCGTGAGTGTTCCCTTGAGCCGCTCAAAGCTGAGTGCCCCCTTGTTTCCGGCCTGTTCCAGCTCCTTCCCGGCGCTCTGAGCGGCCTTTCCAAGCCGCGAAAGCTCACGCGTGGACCCGTCAGCGGCGACAAGGATGTCCTCGATGCCGTTTTTTCCTTGCCGCAGGAACTCGATGGATTGCCTGGAAAAACCAAGGCGCTGCCCTATGTCCAATGCTTCGCCCTGCGAAAGAGCCTTAAGGCGGTCGGCGAGGTCGCCGTAGAGCGTTTGAGCGCTTTTGGCGATGCCGTCCTTGTCGAGCGTCACGCCGATTTCGAGGAAAAGTCCCTTTTTGTGGGCGTCCATCTCGGCGTAGAGCGCGTTGAACTGTTCAGAAGTGGCCTTGAACTGCTGCCGCCAGTCGGACAGGTCGATATCCCGCAGGTCCGCCGCGGCCTTCTTTGCTGAGGTGCCGAGGCCATCGAGCCCCGCCGTGCCCCGCCCCGCCGCGTCGGACATGGCTTTCCCGGCCTCGCGAGCGGCGTCGCGCACGTTGTCCAGCCGCTCTTGTGCGGCCTGCACCTGCGCTTTAAAATCCCCTGCTTTCAGCAAGAGGGAAACGACGAGTTCACCTGCGTTCATGGTATCTGTTCCAAAGGCGTTGGTTGTGCCCGTCCACGGCGATGATTTCCATCATCTCGTAGGCATCGGACAGGCCGTATACTGTCTGCATCTCGTGCAGCGTTGCGAGGTTCCGGCTTACCGGGATGCCGACGCATCCGGGGAGGTTTGCGTAGTCCCGGAGCCCGAGGGGTTGAGGATCGATGACAGGCGGGAGGTCAAGCCCTCGCCGCCCTGCAAAAAATCCAGACAGACGGCGATGGCCTCCCAGCGCAAACGGTAGATCGTGCCCACATCCTCGACATGGGCGTCGAGGTTGTGCGGGGTGAGCCTGATGACGTCATCGGGCTTGCCGGGGTTCGGGACGCGGTAGATTTGCCCAAGAAGTTCGTCATAGAGCGGCTCGGCCTGTTCCCACCGGAGCCCCGAGAGCCCCCGGAGCCCGGCGGAAAGCAGCGCGGCGGTGTTCGATGACGCGGAGAGCGTCCTGATGTCGGCGGGCATCTCGGAACCGAAGACGGCGAGCAGCACGCGGGCACCCCATTTTTCCAGCTTCGTGACGGGCATCTCCTTGACTTTGAAGGTCTTCCCGGCATCGCGGCCTTTGTCGATGGCAATGATCTTTTCGTTGAGCATGACGGCCTCCACGGTTTAAAGCGGACTCGCGGTCCACTGGTCGAAGGTGATGACGAAGGCGCTCGCATGCAAGGTCTGCGCGGCGTTGGGGCTGGACTGCACAGAGGTGAGGCCGCCCCGCTTCCCGGTGATCTTCCGGTTGATGCTCGGCATGGCGAACTCGGCATTGCAAAGCATCACTTCCCGGGCGGTTTCCTGATACGTCGCCCAGTCTTCCATGATTTGGCGGCTCGGGCTGTCCGCGGCGAGGGTAATGGTCACTTCTTTGTTTGTCGGGACCCACCCGAAGGATGTATGCCCGTCAACACCCTTTTCCGCGACGACGGGGGTATTCGTGGCCACGCTGACCATTGCGTCGGTACTGAACCCCTCGATCTGCACGGGGCTGTCGTAGAGCCCCGGGACCGTCAGGAAAAGCGTGCAATTCGCCGCTGTAATCGTCATGTTGCCGAAGTTGTCAGCCATGTTTTTACCTCATCACTGAATGGCCGTGGCGGGCATGACGATTTGCTGCACGCTGCCGCCGTCCATGTAGTAGAATTTGCATTCGGGGGACTGGCGCTGTCCGCGCACGGTCGCGCCGGGGTCCTTGACCTGCATGTACCAGCCCTGCGTTTCGAGCGTCTGGGAAACGTCCAGCCCGATTTCCGCGAGGAGCTGCACCTTTTGGGTGTTCGAGAGGGTCACACCCGTGCGGATGGCCCCGAAGTCGAGAAAGCGCGTGATGGTGTCAAGGCAGGCCGTGCGAATCATGCCGTAGCCGCTCTCGTTGTATGGGATGCACTTTACGGCCTTGAACAGATCAAGGAGGTTAAGCTGGAGGCCGTCCTTGATGGCGATGGCGTCAAGGTACGTGTCGAGCCAGCCCCATTTGCCGCTCACTTGCCCGTTCTGGAAAAACTTGAACTGGCTGGAGGCCGTGGCGAAGTCCGCGTAGCAGTTGTAGCCGTTGGCGATCAGCGCGTCATAGTCCTCGTCGTTGTCGCAGGTGACAGCCAACCCCTCGCCCTGCTTGAAGGCGAAGGTCAGCCGCCCGTTCGTTTCTTCAAAGTTGATTGAGGCCGCCGTGCCCATGACCCACGCCGCAAGCCCGGGCGTGTTGAACACGGGCACCGTGCCGTCGAGTTCGAGCACCTTGGCGATCTGATACCCCGCCGAGGCCGTGGAGCCCGCGACCTGCGCGGCGTTGTCAGTATCCCACAGCACATAGGCGAAACGGGTGTCATACCCGGCGCACCATTGTGCGAGCGCGATCTTGTCGTCAAGCTCGGGCTCCCAGACCGTGGAGAACGTCACCCAATCGCGGGCGTACATGAGCACGTTGGTCATGCAGCCGGGGAGCGTCTGGGGGTCCATGCCCCCGGACTGCACGGCCCCGGCCTGTTCGGTGAGCAGAAGCAGCGCGCCGAGGTCGGTCCCGGCTTCCGGGGGCGTGGGGAAGGCCACGGCGGAAGCTGCCCCGGTCGTCGGGCTGTCGATCTGGAAAGCCCCGGTCTGGCTTGAGTACGTCACCTTTACCCCGGTCGCGCCCGCAGTCGTGAGCGCGGTCTGGATCGCCTCCGCAACCTGCGAGAAGCTGGTCGCAGCGGACAAATCCACGGAGGGAAGCGTGTGCGGCGTGTTGTCGATGGAAATGACCATCGCGCCGTTGGTGACGGCCTGCAACACGGCGAGATTGCCCGTATACTTCGCGCCGCGCAGCCATGCGGCCACGGCCTCGCCGTTGTACCGGGCAAAGAATATCTTGTCTGGGAGGCTCGTCGTGTTCACGTAGCCGGAAAAGTACATGGAAGCCATGCTTGCTTCTTCCGAGAGCGGGCCGAAGTAATTCGCCACGGCCTGCGCGCTGGCGAACTGCACGACACGGCCTGCGGGCAAAAGCTCGGACTGCGAGAGCAGAAGTCCGGCGAAGGTCAGGCCCGGCGTGCCGCCCTCGATGATGCGGGGGATGATTTGGACAAGTTTGTCGGCATTGACGCTCATTGCGCCCTCCTGTGTTGGCTATGCCAGCGGATGCACGGAAAATTCCGCATCGGTAAAAGTATCCATCTCAACGTATTCAACGCGGTTCGCTTGAATCAGTACGTTGAGCATGAAACGGGGGTTGTACTGCTCGTCACCCTCGGCCTGCGTCATGTCCTGCGGGTCTTCGACGTACAGAGGGGCGATCCCGTAGGTCTGGAGGAAGCGGCACCCGACGCCGTCGCGCAGGAGCGTGGCGAGCGTCTGGGCACGGTCGGCGGCGGTCGGCCCATAAACGTCGAGCTGTACCCTGCGGCGCTGCGGCTGCACGATGGCCTCCCCGCCGCACTCGGTCTGGTGCAGGTTCGTCGAGAGGCGCGTCATGGTCATCGGGGTGACGAGCACATAGCTTTTCGTCTTCGGCTTGCTCACACGGTTGACGTAGCCGCGCACCACGACGGCGGAATCGCCGAGGTAGCGCTTGCAGAAGTCCCCGAGGGCCTGCACGAGGATACCGTCACTCATCGTCTTCTCCCTTGGGCGGTTCCGTGTCCCCGCTTTCCGGCGGCGCTGTTTCCCGGAGCTTCACGCACCGGATTTTCGTCCAGCCCGCCGTGGGGTTCCAGCGTTCCAAAACTTGATCTACCTGCCACTCGGCACCGTCCCAGTAGAGGAGATCGCCGCCCTGCTCTGCCGGGCGATCAAGGGCCGACCAGTCCCCGGAAAGATAAAAGTCGTGCCAGATCGTGTTCTGGCACTGCTGCACGAAGAATTGCAGCGTCTTGTCGGCCACAGGCTGCGGCTGGGCCATGACTTCAACGGCGGGAGCCCATGCCGGGACCTGCTCATACGGCGCGTTCACCGTGAAGCCTGCGGAGACGAGGATCACGACTGGCTGAAAAGGGTTCACGATACCGATGAGCGGACGGACCAGTTCATGAAGGTTCATCACTTGACTACCTCATAGCTGATGGACTTGAGCAGGCTCCCGGAATCAATGAGCGTCCCCTTTCCCGCGCCCTTGGCGTTCTTGCGGCGCTTGGTGGATTCGGCGTTGTCCGGGGGCATATTGCTCTTAATCGTGGCCTGAATGTCGTCAGCCATGCGGCGTCCTACAAGCCACATCGCCTCTTTCGGCGCCCGTCCGGCTTCCAGTGCTTCCGCGAGGTTATTGCACCATGCGTCTGCCTTGGCATCGAGTGTGGAGCGCAGAAAGGGCCGGGAGGGGATGGTGACGGTGTGGGCTTTGACCGTCGCATCCTGCGCAAAATCGCTTTTGCCCTTCTTCACGAAGCGATTTCCGACGCCGCCGTCCCGTTTCCGCTTGAAGTACAAGGTTTGCGTCCGCTCAGGGATTTCGATGGTGGCGCCGTATTCGTTGTAGGCCGCATATTCTGCGACGGGGGTACCGCCTTCGGCCCGTTTCGCGTTCTCAAGGACCCCGGCCTTCACTATGATATCGGGAGTAATGTACCGCTTGAGCAGCTTTTCGAGTTCTCCGGGCATCGTTACCCCCACGGGTGCCAATACCGGGCGGCATAGTAGCGCCCGCCCACGGCATAGGGCTGGATGGCCTGCCAAAACGTCTGGCCGCATGGCGTCTGCGCGTAAAAGGCTTTCCCCGCATTCTGGGGCACGGAGAAGCTGATGCTGACGGTTCCCTCCGTCGCCGAGGCCACGGGCCCGGCCTGTCCCATCGGCCACAAGGCCAGCGTCGCCAGATGGCAGACAAGGAGGTACAGCAGCGTCTTGCGGATCATGATGCCGTGGGCCGGATCATAGGGAACCGGGGAGGAGTCCGTGTTGTCCAGGAGCAGGCAGGCGACATCAAACGCCTGAAGGAGCTGGGCGTCGGTCAAGAGAGGCTGCCCCGTCTTCGGATCGACGAAGCGGGGATAGGCCTCACGGAACGCCTGCGGGTCAAAGACGACCACGGCCATGGACTAGAAACCCGCCTTGCTCTCAAGCGGTTCGGTCTGAGCCTTGGGATCGTTCTCCACGTCCACGGGTTCCAGCCCGTTGCGCAGTTCCGCCCTTTCGTCGGCCTCGTCCACCGCGTCGGCCTTGCGCGCCTGCGCGAAGATGAGGCCGGACTTGAAGATTTCCATGTGCGGGCCATAAGTCTTTTCGATGTACGCCCAATCGTCGGCATTCACCCGCGTCAGCCCGAACGCGCCCACGGGCAGCACACCCTTTTCCTTGCCGCGCAGGCTGGCGGCGTTGCCTTCGATGAGCACCTTTCGACCATCGGGCATCTTGAAGCTGATCCCGGTCGTGCGGTTCAGGGCGATCATCACGGTATCCGCCTTGGTCGCCTGAGACGCCGCTTCCGGGGCGGTATTCTTTTTGGGTCTGGCCATATCTTTCCCTCCGTTGTTTTGGTCATCATGACGAAAGAGCCGGGAAGAAATCACCGTGAACAAGGTTCGAGGCTATGCCGCACGACGGAGGCGGTACTTGCCCAGCATGTTCAGGTCGTTTCTCAGAGCCAGCCGGAAGGCTTCGATCACGTCCACGTGATAGGCCTTCACGCTCCCGAAACAGCTGTCCTCGATTTCCCGGATGTTGTATCCCATGCGCCGGGACATGTCGGAAAGCTTGCGGCCTGCTACGGAATACGCGGCGGGCGTATCCGCGAAGAGATCGAGGAACCACGGGATGCCCTTCACGGACTTGTAGTCCCTGCCCCGGCCGAGTTCGTTCTCAAGGGCCGCAGCCTTGCGGACGGCTGCGGAGGCGGTCGCCATCGCGGTGGCCTCGCGGCGGGAACCGATTTCGGCCTTGGTGCGGATCGCTTCGTCGCGCTCGGCTTCGATGCGCCTGATGGTGTCCTGCGCGACCAGCACGGCGCGGGCGAGGATGGCTTCGGGGGTATCGTCGGGCTTGGCCATCACGTAGCCGCCGGACCTGCGGATGGAGGGGAGGATGTCATGCGTCACCCATCGCTTGAACGCCTTGGCTTCGGGCTTGCGGGAACGCAGAATGAGGGAATACAGGCCGGGTTCGGAAACGATGGACATTTCCTGTTTTCCACCGGGGGTGTCGATAATACCGACACCCTTTTCATCGTCGTCAAGAGAGGCGACGGCATCACGACTATTGCCAATCTCCAAACACACGCACACGTCCTTTCCCACGAACCAAGGATCGCCCTGCTCACTTCTGACGACGCGAAGGGAACCAAACTTTTCATGCTCGAAAAGAGCCAAGGGAGAATTTTCCATCGTTGCACCTCAATAGTGTTTTGGAGATGATGCAGTAGGGGAAGAGGTGAGCACACCATGAACAAGGTTCGCGCAGGCAAAAGAAAAGCCCCTGATCGGGGCGGCGCAACGGTCTTCCTTCACATCATCGGAGGTGGATTTTTGAGGTGGCCTATGCCATGATAGCTTCATCTATAGTAAGGGGGAGGATGTATGGCTGCCTACATCAAATTTCTGGCTGGAGACTACGGAAAAGAAGAATATATTTATACCAAAAATAAAAATGAGTTACGTTGCTCTTCAAAAATGTTTGGAGCAAAAGAACTTTTTCTTTCCAGTATTGCCTCTTGCGAAGTAGCCAATGAAGAATCGGTCAAAAAACTCGGTGGAACATTGGGAAGCGCCCTTGTCGGCGGCGTCTTGCTTGGAGGCATTGGAGCGGTTGCGGGCGCTGTAGCTGGAGGCAAAACAACTGAGTCCACGGTCATTATTGAATTCAAAAATGGAAGCAAGGCACTGGCAAAGGTAAACAGCCCCATGATGGAGGCTATCCGCGCCCACCTTTTTGACGACCAATTGGCCCAAGAGCGCGGTGAACCAAGCCCGTTTGTGCAGCAAAGCGAACCTAAAAAACCGTGGTGGGTTAAGCTGTTTTATATTTTTGTTATCATTGCCGCAATTAATATCCTAATAGCTTTGTTTAGAGGGCATCCCGACTCCAAACAAGACACCCCACAAAGTACAACTCAGCCTGCCTCATCAAAAGTGAATCAGTAGCCGAACACTCAACTTGGATACCGTCTTCAAAAAAGGGAGAGAATAATGGATTTCTCGGAAAGAATTGCGGAATTGTCGAAAAAGGTAAAGAATCTCAGTGATGCTCTCAAGACCGAAGAAGCCACGAAAAACGCCTTGGTGATGCCCTTCATCGCGGCTCTGGGTTACGATGTTTTCAATCCTGCGGAAGTCGTACCCGAATTTTCCGCCCCCATCGGCGAATATAAAGACGCCCGCGTGGACTACGCGATTCTTGTGGACGGCAAGCCTATCCTTCTTCTGGAATGCAAGGCTTTGGGCACGTCTCTTGACATGAAGCACTGCAACCAGCTTCAGCTTTACTTCCACGGGACGGAGGCCCCCATTGCCATCCTGACGGACGGCAACCGCTACCGCTTCTATTCCGACCTTGAAGCGGCAAACAAAATGGACAGCAAACCCTATATGGAATTCGCCCTTGACGACATGGACGAAATGCTGCTTCCGGAACTGCGCAAACTGGCAAAAGGCAAGTTTAATCGGGACGCCTGCATGAGTGCTGCAAACGAACTCAAGTATAACCGCGAGTTCAAGCGCATCATGGGTGAACAGATGGAAACGCCCCACGAAGATTTTGCACGGTTTTTTATCGGCCAGACGTATGATGGCCGCATCACGCAAAACGTTCTGGATCGCTTCACCCCGATTCTTACAGCCGCACTCGACCAGTTCATCAACGACCGCATCAATGACCGTTTGAAGAACGCCATGACGCAGCAGAAACCGGAAATTGTAGAGGTGGTGCAGGAAGAAGCTGAACAAACAGAGGGGAAGGACTCGCGTATCGTCACCACGGAAGAGGAAAAGGAAGCGTATTACCTTGTCAAATCACTTCTGGTGGGCACCGTTGATCCTGGCCGCGTAGCCATGCGGGACAGCATCAGCTACTGCTCCATCCTTCTCGACGACAACAGGCTCAAGCCTCTGTGCCGCCTGTATTTCAACGGGAAACAGTGGAGGGTCGGACTGTTTGATGGGGACAATAAAGACGCAAAGGAAGACATCGAAAAACTGGAAGATATTATCCCCTTTGCGGATCGAATCCGGGCTACGGCCTTGAAATACGATAACAAGTAAAACGTTCCAACATGGCGTTGCCCGCCAAGGATGAAGGACATCTGGATGCGGGCAACGCCCCTGCTTTTCCCTTTACAATTTCTGCGTTTTGTGCTGTCCTCTTTTCACGGTGCGTCGAAAACACCTACAGGCGGCAACGCCACCCGACAGCAGGCGCTTTTTTATGCCCTTTTCCCAAAGTCAAGATTTTTCTTGGCTGTCTTTTGGGCTATGATTGCATCCAATGTTTGCCGGGTGTCCCCGATATGTCCAAGCCGCAAGGCCAAAGGCGGGGAGCGGTTCCTGTAGCCGTTTCGACCATCCGGCATTTTTCGTTGGGAAGAATGCCTTCTGTGAACGTCGAAAATTTACAGGAGCTTCTATGTCAATTTCTCTTTGCTTCAACGATTTCACTTTCTCCCCCATCACTCGCGGCAATCAGCCTTGGATTCGCGCTACAGAACTCGCCCGAGCTCTCGGGTATGGACGCGAAAATCAAGTTTCGCGTCTTTACCGAAACAACGCCGATGAATTCACGCCAGATATGACGCAAGTAGTTGAAATTACCGCACAGCCCCACAACGGGGCTGAGGGGCGCGCCCGCATCTTCTCCCTCCGCGGTTGCCACCTCCTCGCCATGTTCGCCCGGACTCCGGTAGCAAAGGCATTCCGCAAGTGGGTTCTCGACGTCATCGAGCAGTACGGCGACAGGGTGCCCGTTGAAAGCCCTGTGACGGTCGGTGACACCACGATGACAGCAGACCGTCCTTCCCGCCGTACCGACCCGGAGCGCAAGCAGCTTACCGCCATCATCAACACATGGGTGGGCATGGCCCCCATTCATTACGCCTCGGCCCGCGCGCAGGTGAACGCGCATTTCGGGGTGGCCTCTGTCGATTCCCTCACCATCGGGCAGGTCAGGGAAGCCATCCGGTGGGTGCAGGATAAGATTGATGTGCTGACCTGCGCCCACATCCCACAGCCCGGACGCCCCCCGCTGTATCGCAACGGCTGCTTCTACCCGCCGCATGTGAACAGGGCGCACGTTCCCGGCCCGGAAGAAACCGCGCTCATGGCACTCTGGAAGGATTGGCCCCGGCGCGAAAAGGCCCTTTCCGACGCCTTCGCCGCCCTGCTGAACGAGATTCGCAGGCATCAGGGGGATTCCTTCTCCTACCTTGTTTCCGACATGGGGCGGGACGCCGATACCCTGTTCAGCACGGCTTGCCTGATGGACGGGCTGTACTGTGCCCATGCCTCGGCGATGGACAATTTCAGGCGGGCTCTGGAAATGGCGCGCCTGCACCTGCGGTTGGCGGCGAATGTGGCCGTCATACAGGGCCGGTAGACTATCACCGACGCGTTGACCAACTCATGACCGCGTCGACCTACACAGCCCGACAAGGCCTCGAATTCATGCTTGGCGACATGCGCCTTGCCATCTGTGCTACGAGAACCGCAAACAGGATGATGTTAGGCGAAAACGGCGGAGGGTACTGTTCAGTAGATAACCGAATAACAAAAAATCTTTCGTTTTCCTTGACTCTCTACCACGGCATTGAGAACAGGGCGAAGGTATCAGCCGGAGAAAATACAGAGAAGTTCACGCTTGAAAGGCTTCTTTTCGATCAGGTCAAGCAGTGGCTTGATGAAGCTTTGATCTACCCCTCCGATACCCTTCCAGACTACCGGAATCCGGGCGTGTACCTGCTTGGGGTTCTCAGGCAGTTCAATACCCGATGATGAGGTCACCAGTTGCATTCGACAAAAAGTGTTGTTACTTTTGCTCAAGAGGTGATTGAAATGACGCAAGCTCCTATCCTTGATACCTTCCTTGAAACAGAGGAATTCATCACGGCTGAGGAATATTTGAAGCGTCGCGAACGTGGAGAGATCAACCCCGCGAATGTCCGTATTGCCCCGGCAAACCTAGAAACGGGCAGTTTCGGAGGCTTCATTGTCAAGCTGGACAAGCCAAGATATAGAACAAAGCTCGCCCCCATCACAAAGAGATTCTCCTATGGATTCTAATTTACCTACACAAGCACAGGAAGTGCAGGTTGAACTTCAAAAAGATCAACATCAATTTGAGATAGCAAAAATTACGATCAGTGCTAACCTTGAGAATCAAAAAGGATGGCGGGATCATTTTCAAAAATCAAGACGTGATTACATGATTTTTGGGGCTCTTGTGATTTTTCTTGTCCTTACCTTTTGCTGTATAGCAATGTTTACTGGCAAAGATGAGATCGCCCTTGAAATCATAAAAAGCGCTGTGTTCCTTGGTGCTGGTGGTAGCGCAGGCTACGCCTACGGATTTAGGAAAGGACAACTTTCCGTTCCGATGCCCAACCAACAAGAAAACAATACTATGTAGACTCAGAAGGCCGGGGGCGTCCCGGCCTTTCTCTTTTCCCTTGCCCCCGACGCCATGAATGGCTATTGAAAAAGAAGGGCGGCGGGTGCCACCAACACCCGCCGCCTAGTGAAATACCTCTCGGAGACTCACTTATCTCAAGTTTGCGCCCCGCGAAGAGCTTCACCTCTTACCGGGGTAACTCTATTTAGAGGTTCAACAAGTAACCTACCAAATCGGCAAGAATGTTTGCCAGAAATGCAATACAAAACTCTCGGGAAAAAGCTCGCATGAGATAACCTCCTTTTGGGAGGTACCGTCCCCATCGCTCTGCCACGACCGGTACCTTCTTCTTGCTTTAGATAGAGGCTTATCTCCCCATAAAGTCAAAAAACGAAACATCCCCACAATTATTAAATACTTTGGCTTCTTTTCGCGGATATAACTATTCACGGGCAGTTTGACAGGTTGTTATCCGCCGTGTAGGCGGTTTAGAGGATAGACATACCCGTCATGGCTGCGCCAATGGCATTATCCGCCGTGTAGGCGGTTTAGAGGTGTCGAAGAGCAGCTTATGCATGTTTCCAAGAGTTATCCGCCGGGTAGGCGGTTTAGAAAAAGTCGTGAGTTTTCGCACCACGCATCAAAAAAGCCCCAACCGCCTGCTTAACGGTTGGGGCTTTCGCATGTAGGGAAGGCAGCGCTTTACATACCAGTCATCTGCGCGAAGGCAAAGGGCATGAGCACGATGCCGCCGTAGGTGGTGCCGACGAACTTCTGGCGGAAGCTGGACAGGTCGGGCACGACGCGGCCAGCACGCATCTTTTCACCGAAGGCGAGCGTGCCGGAGCGCTGACCGTTCACTTCGGGGGCGATGAATAGCATGGTTTCCCCGGCGGTCATGCTGTGCAGCTCGGGTACGGTCACGATATCAATGCGGGTGAAATAACGCTTCAGCATGTCCAGCACGGACACGTTGAAATCTGTAGCCGCGCCGAGGCGAACGGCCAGTTCGGGGGAGAGGCAGAGCTTGAGGGGCGTGTCCTTGTCGATGAGGCCGCTGGACTGCTCGGAAAGCTGCGCGAACAGGGCGAGGACATCATTGTATATCTGCACCGTGGTCTTGTCGGCCCATTTCGTGGAGCCGCCCTCTCCCGTGGCCCCGGCGGTAATGGCCGCAGGGAGGTTCGGGTCGTTGAGGATGCCGTAGATTTCCCTCCCGGCGACGCCGAGCAGGTAGAAACGATTCTGGTCGATGTCGATGACGTTGGCCGCCGCGCGCTGTTTGGAGGCCGCGAGGTTGACCTTGGCCGTGCTCGACATGTCCACTTCAAAGTCGCCGTAGGTGATGGAGGTCTGGAAGACGTACTGCACGCGGGTCTGCCATTCGGAGTTCACGCCCGAAGTCGTGCCGTTGGCATAGTCGCTGTACGGTTCGGTTCTGCCCGTCATTTCATCGACACGCCACTTCATGTATGGGGTCGTCCAGTCGCCCTTCTTCTCTTCTCCGAAGATTTCGCGGGCGCGGCGGGGCGCGGTCAGGATTTCGATGACCATCGGGTCGATATACGCCAGAAGCTCGGCAGGGACGGTCGTGTTCGGCGTGGTGATGAGGGCGGCGTCCTGCGCGATGCGGGCGCGGTTCTCCGGGGTTATCCACATCCGGGCACCCTGGAAGATAAAGCCGTAGCGCTTGGCCTGTTCAAAAGTCGGATTCATGATTCCTCCTACGCTCCGGCGGCCGCAGTCACGGGGCCCCAATTGCTGATGATGATCGGTTCCCCGATTTCGCCGGGGGTTTTGACGACCCAACCCGTATCGAGGTGCGTGGCGTCGGGAGTGCCGGTGCTGATGGAACCGTCGGCGGTGGAGGCAAGGACGGCCTGCCCCACCGTGGCCTTGGTCGTGGAGACGGCCCAGTAGTCGCCCTTCACGGCGACGGTGAGGTTCGAGCCTGCCGGGACGGTCAGGGTGCCGTCAGAGAAAAGTTCGTAGTTCACATAGTTGATGACGCGCTCAACGAAGCCGAGTACGGCGATGGCGTCGCCCGCCACGTTGGTGGCCCGCGTATTGTCGATCACGCCGGACTCGACCACGGGGAAGACGAAGCGCCCCACAGGGAGGGCCACGGCCGCCAGCGGATTGAGCGGGGTGTAGATGCTCTGATCGGGCGTCGCTTTATCGCCCGCCACGCCCGGAGCGACGGAGAGATTGACTTTGGACTGCAAAGGCATGGTGTGCCTCCTATTCTGCAATGGTGATGTTGGAAAGCCCGGCGAAGCTGCCGGACATGCGCCCGACGGGGGCCGCGTCACGGGCAAGGGAAGGAACCGCCTTCTGCTTGCGAAGGATGTCGATCATGCCGCGCCATGCCTGCCGGGGATACTTGCGGGGATTTTCCCCAAGCTGTTCCAGCGCGTAGCCGTAGACATCGGACGCGGAGTCGAAGGACAACGGGTCAAGCTCGCCCACCAGCCCGCGCACGTCGCGCACGGCTCCGGCGAGCGTCCGCATATGCTCCTGCGCTTCGGCAATGGCGGATGCCTTGATGCGGGCGGCGTCCATCGCGGTGAGGGGCCGGGGCCCCCGGCGTCGCAAAGCCCTGTCCTGAGCGGTTCCCTTGTCTTCAAGGTCGGCGTCGCCCGTGGCGGGAGAATAGGCGAGGTCTTGCAGGGAGTCCGCAAGCTTTTTCTGCTGTTCCGGCGTCAGGCCGGGGACGGAAGCGAGGACGCGCTTGATGGCCGCATCCTTGTCCTCGTCCTTGCCAAGCGCACGGCGTTCGCCCTCGGATTCGTGTTCCCGGTCAAGCTTGCGCCGTTCCTCGGGATTGCGGATCAGCTCCTCACCGTACTTGACGCCCTCGGCAAAGGCTTTGCTCTCCTGCGGGTTCTCGGCGTCGAGACCGCAGGCATCCATAGCCTTTTTCATGCCTTCTGATTCATGCTCGCGGTCGAGCTTCCTGCGTTCGTCCGGATTACGCTCCAGTTCCTCGCCGTACTTCACGCCTTCGGCAAAGGCGCGGGATTCGGCGGGGTCTTCCGCATCAAGCCCGCAGGCATCCATAGCTTTCTTGCTTTCTTCGTCCATCGCTTCCTTCTTCTCCGGTTTCTCGTCGCCCGTGGCCTTGGAGTAGGCCAGATCAGAGAGGGAGTCCGTCAGTTTCTTGACGTCCTCAGGATCGAGCTTGGCGGACAGCTCACCGACGAGCTTGCGGATTTCCTCGGCCTTGTCCTCATCCTCGGTGATGTCCACGATTTCGCCCGTGGTGGGGTCCACCTTGTGCAGATCGATGATGGCCTGCGCGAGCTCCACTTCCTGCTTTTCGACGTCCGGGTTGTCGTCCTGTGCGCCCCGGAACCATTTCTTGAACGTGCCCATAAGCGTTCCTTTTTTCGTTGATGTTGGAAGAGAATCCGCAACCACCACGTCCGGCCCGGCCCGCCCTTCTTCGACCAGCGCGACGTGGTTGCCTCGGATGTTCCTCATGATGAAATCGTAGGGGGTACCTTCGTAGCTGCCCCGCGTGAAATCCGGGTCGTAGCGGTAGGCGCACGAGAGTTCCCGGAAGGAACCGTCTTCGATGGCGTCGATGGCGGCCCGGTCCCATACGGTGAGAGGGGCATCAACGTAGGGCGGATTCCAGACCGCGCCCGTGCCTACCGCGCCCACGCGGGTAAGCTTTTCCGGCTCGTCCGCGCTGTCGATGTGGGGCTCAATGTGCAGCGGTAGCCCGGCCCATGTTTCAAGTGACGCTTGAAGTTCTTGCGGGTCACGCAGTCCGTAGTAGACGGCCTCGGGGTCAAGCCCGGCTTCCTGCCAGCCGGGGATTTCCCGCCCGTAGTATGGGTTTACCGTCGCTTTCGTGATGTGTGACGACCTGACGTGCAGGAAGCCATTTTCGTCGGTTTCCCGCCGGGAGGGGGCCGCATCGAAGGCGACGCTTTTACTTTGATACATACGTTAGTCTCCAAATTCAGGGATGACGGCTCGATAGGTACATTGGCACCCCGGAAGCTCACCGCAAAGTACTTTGCGCTTCACGTCCGAGTCGTAGAGCCCTTCCGCGATGACAAACTTTTTTCCATTCATAAGCTGGTGGGTATGGCGGCTGGTTTTCTTTCCCGGAACATGTACCCAGATGCCTTCGGTGATGCCGAGTTCCTTGTCCTGCACCCGCTTAAGAGCCTCAGTCGCCTTGTTGGACTGGTCACGGGCGATGAATTCGGCTCGGCGCCGGGTGATCTCGTACCGCTTGTGCAGTTCGTCGGCGAGAAACTCCACGTCCCTACCTGTGCTGGCGGAACGCTGCACGAGCCCGGTCACTTCCATGAAATAGTGCTGCGGGATGGACTTGATGAGGTTGACGTTTTCCTCGAAGAGCGCCCGCGCCACGTCGTTCATGGCTCTGCTTCCTTCCATCCTCACCGTAAAGCCCGCATCCTTGAGGGCCTGCTTCATGCTGGCTTCCGTGCGCCGCCGCGTACTGCCCACGAAGTCCCGCGCCAAACTCTCCGCGCTGTCCCTCCACCGTTTCATCCAGTACCGGAACAGGCGCTTAAGGCGATCTTGCAGGTCGCTTGCAGGGGATGCATCCTGCGCTATCCGAGCTTCCTGCTGTCGGTACTCGGCGCGAATCCACCAGACGACGGAACGCTGCATTTCGTCGAGGAAGGACACCAGACGTTTCCGGTACTTCGCCCGGATGCCCGCGTTGGGCTTGATGGCGCGGATGACCTTAGCCATGCATGGGCTCCTCGTGGGCGAAGCGGATGTTTACAACCTCGAAGAAAGGAACTATATTTTTCTCAAAAGCAGCATCGCTGCTATGAGTCGGTGTTTTTCTAGCGCCCCGGTTCTGCCCGGGGGTCGCGGGGGAAAATGCCGACTCTTTTTGTCTACGGTATTCGTATTCCCGCGTTCCTTCTCGCGTCAGGCTGTAAACCTGATACTGCGGCTGCTTCTGTGGTCGTTCCGCGACATCGACTACGGCCTCAAAAGTTCCTTGCTCTGTCTGGATGGGCTTGGCGTATGAGTGGAATTTTCTTACGTCTGGATGATTATGCACCGGAGTGTCTACGCCGTACCTTCCGTTGGCGACGATATCCGGCAAGTGCGGAACCAATGCAGCCTTAAGTGGATCATCCCTCATCCCCTTCTTGATCTCGCCCCATCCACCGCCGGTAAAGCACGCCTCTATCGGCCCCCCGTCCGTTTGCACCGTGACGTGCCGCCCCTGCAATTTCTCGCGGAAGTAGGCGTGCGCGGCCTTCTTGTGGTCGCCGCCGTGCTCTTTGAGCAGCGACTCATACCGGGCCGTGTCCGGCCTGATGGACTCCACTGGGCGGGATTCCCGGTTGACCACGGGCTGCCCTACATTCCCTTTCTTGATTTCAGCCGTCTCCGTGTTGATCTGGATGTGCTTCCCGTTTTTGGCGGTGCGCCAGACATCCTCGTCCTGCGCGGCATCGTAAACGGCTCCGGCCTTGTCCACGTCGTCGATGTCGGGTATCAGGCCCCCTTTCCCGACTTCGGGCAGGTTGTCGGGCATGCCATTGCCCTGCGGGACGTCCTCAGGGTCGATGTCCGAGAAGCCGCTGTCCGGGTCGCTGGCAAGTGATTGCCGGGCTTCTTCCTGAGAGATGATGTCCCGATCCATGTAGACGGCGATGGTGTCGGCCTTGGTCTTCTGGAGCATGGCAAGGGCCGCCCTGTCCTCTTCGCCGAGCGGCGCGAAGTCGAAGGTCACGGACGGATCGATCTCCCCGCGCAGGTGAAGCTGAAGACAATCAAGCGCCTTCTTGATGCCGTCGCGGAGCACCTTCTCCTGCTGGCTCCTCACGTGGTCGTAATAGTTGCGGATGTCCGATTCGCCCGTGGCGTTGAAACCTGAGGGGCTGATGCCGAGCAGCTTGACCGCCGGGGTACGGTTCAAGGCGGCGAGGATTTCAAGGGACTGGCGCACGATGTCGGTCACGCCGGAAAGCGGCGTTTCCAGCTTCACCACCTCTTCCGTCTCTTTGTCCACGGCAAGTACGCCGTCATTCGTCATGGACTGGATCATGTACCGGATGCGGGCATCAAGCTGCGCCGTGCCCCCGGCTGAGAACAAAATATCGTCCATCTTCGTCTTGAAGACGGTCAGCGAAAATTTGGTCAGCAACCGGGCCTCCGCCGCGCGGCACTCCTGAAAGTGCAGCACGTAATCCCAGAGGATTTGCGCCTGTGGAATCCCCAGAAAGTTGTAGGCGGGCCGCAGCAGCACGGGACACTCGTTGGCCACCAGCCGGATGAGACGGGAAGCATGCACACGCTGTCCGAGCACCCACCACCAGTGGGGACGGAAATAGTCTGGTTCCAGCGGCGAAAGACTGTTGTAGTCCCCGGGGAAGACATTCACCGGGTCGATGACGACGAAACGCAACGGGGCCCCGGGTTGCAGTTCGGCCGAGTACGGGCCGATGTTCAGAGGGCGTTCCAGCTCCTGGCCAATGGCCCCCGTGTCGATGAAAAGGAAGGCCCCGCCCTCATAGCCCACAAGTTCCGTCGCTTCATGGAAAAGACGTTGGAGCCCGAACGTCTTGCACGTTTGCGCGAGGTCGGTGAGCAATGAGTCATCGCCGCCCTCCCCTTCACGCTTGAAGTCAATCCACGCGCGGGTCATGTCGTCCGATACCGTCTCGACGCAAGCGCGGATCAAGCCGTTCTGAGCGAGGTTCTGGAGGACGCCATAGCCCATGAACTGCGGGGCGATGCCTACGCCAAGTTCAAGCGAATGCTGGAGCAGGGAATAGACGCCGGAATCCGCAAGCTGTGCGTCCATTGCAAGCTGCGCCTCTTCGGGCGCGCCGAGCGTCTTCGCCGGGCCGTACATCCGGCTGATGTCGTCGGGCGTAAGGGGCAACGGCTGAGCAAGGCCGTCACGCACACCTGGGGAGAGGGACAGACGGCGCGGCGGTCGCACTTGCGGAGGTATGGAGGTGGCCTGTCGGAAAGTGCGCTTCTTGCTCATGGGGCCATAATGCTACGGCGCCGAAAGGAAATACACCGTGAACAAGGTTCAACCGGATTGGAGGCCGATCTGTAGAATTTTGCATTGTCTTATATAGATTGATACATATACCATGCGGCCATCTTTTGGAGGTATCCGCATGGACAAAGGTCTTTCAGCCGTCATACTGACGGCGTTGGTCATGGCAGTCGCGGCGGTCGGAGCGCAGGCCGCGGGCAACGTATGGAACGACTCGTTCAGCAAGGCCAAGAAAACGCTGGAGCGGCAGGTTTGTCATGATCACCGGGTCACGCTCTACTGCGGGGCCGCGTTTGATGAAAAGAAGAACGTCGCCCTGCCGGAAGGCTTCATGGCCCCGAAACACGAGAAACGGGCGGGAAAGGTCGAGTGGGAGCATGTGGTCCCGGCTGAAAACTTCGGGCAGGCTTTCCCGGAGTGGCGCGAGGGGGACGCACAGTGCGTGGACACGAAGGGGAAGGCGTTCAAGGGCCGCAAGTGTGCGGAAAAGGTGAACCGGGAATACCGTCTCATGCAGAGCGATATGTACAACCTTTATCCGGCCATCGGCGCTGTCAACGCCCTGCGCCAGAACTACAACTTCCAGATGCTGCCCGGCGAGGAGCCGGATTTCGGAAGCTGCGAAATGAAGATCGCCGACCGCAGGGCCGAGCCTCCCGTCCGGGCGCGGGGGCAGATCGCCCGGACCTACAAATATATGGCCGATGCCTACGCCCCGCGCTACCGCATGAGCCGCCAGCAGGCGCAACTCATGGACGCATGGGACAGGATGTATCCGGTGGATGCGTGGGAGTGCACGCGGGCCAAGCGCATCGAGAAGCTGCAGGGCAACGAAAACCCATTCGTGAAGGGGCCGTGCCGGAATGCCGGAATGTGGTAAACAGATTGCGTGAAACCGCCTATGCACTCAATAGCCCGGCATGAATAGAGCGTACTTCCGGCTTTTCCACATGCCAAGGGCTCACATATGCCGTGGTTGACTCCATCCTACGGCGCAGAGGTTCATCTATCCCCCAAGAGGAGAAATCCCCCGCGGATGAAGCAATACCACATCACAAGCCGAATTCTGCGGAACAAGCGGATACCCCGGCAATGATGGAGGACGCCGCACCTGTTGACGGGGAAGAGGAGCCGATATCAGACTCAATGCCGACAAGGGAGGAGGTGCTTGCGGAGGTTGGGAAGTGGTACGCCCTTGAACCTGCCAATGAAGCTATTCACCTAGGGCTCCTACGGCTTCAAGGTGTAACGTATAGGGAAATTTATCGCCAACTGCGAGGGGAACCGAATGTCGACTCGTGGAAATCGCAGAAGCAGGTGCTGGTCAGGCTATGGTCGGATAAATTCCTTGCTCTTGCAAAGAGCAGAGGCCTACCCGCTGAGAATCTCCAAAAACTCGTAAACCACAAGTAACGTATCCCCCGCGTAACCCCTCCGTAATCCCCGCATCATGTAGCCTGCTGTAATGGTAGGCTATTTTTTTTGAAATCGTAACCCCTCCGTACCTTCCGCGTGCCCCCCTGCCCGTGCGACCCTTCTGCCATCAAAAACAGTCACAGGAGGTCTTTAAGCATGGATGCGACTTTTCTTGAAGCTCTGAGGAAGGAACTGCCTCCCACCTTTTCCCGACAGGTTGCGGCGGAAGCCCTCAAGGGCATCTACTCTGCCGGGCGGTTGTGTACTCTCGACTCCATGGGGAAGGGGCCGGGCGGGGTGCGTATCGGGCGTGTGGTGGCCTATGAGAAGGGAGCCTTCTTGCGCTGGCTGGAGGGACGGATCAACACGCCTTCCGGCAATAAGCGGCTGGGAGGGTGCGCCTGATGCCTAGAAACACGAAAAGCCGGGGGGCGGAATCCCCGGCTCTCCAGAAAAAGGCATTTGTCTTAACAGGTCAGGAAAACGATAACATCACCGCCTCTGCCCTGCAAGACTTTTCGTCCTGCGTCCCCTGCGCCTTAAATCCCCCCGATACGCCTCAACCCCATGCGCGACTGGTTGAGGATGGCGGGATTGATGGACATGGGCCGCTTCACGTCGAAGTCGCGCAGGGCCTGCGTGGTTGCGTCCACTTGGTCATCATGGGGCGCGCCGGGGAACTGCGTCAGTTCCGCGACGTACTCCCGAGCCCACGGGCAATGCTCGGGGTGCGGGATCAGGACGTTCCCGGCCTCGAAGAACGTGGTCACGGCATGGGCCCGGGCGGTCTTGCTGCCGTCCGGCTCAACGGGAATGATGCCGGGCACGGCGTGTTTCAGCGCGTCGATCACGGCTGGGGCTCCACCAGCTTGCGGGCCGCGCCGGGCCATTTGGCGGCCAGCGCCCGAAACGCCGCGACCGTATCCGTAAACCCCATGCGCCGTCGCACCTGATCGAGAAGGTAGCGGTCGGCCCCCTTGCGGCCCCATACCTGCCCGACCACAAAGTCCGTATCGTCGCCTTCCTTAAAGGTCATGTCCCACGAGATGACGAGCTGGTCAAAGCTCTCCGGCAGGTCTGTGGGAAACCAGAAGCGCAGCCATTCCGCCTTGAAGACAGCCCCGCCGTCGGGCGTAGGGCGCTGCTGGTAGAGGGCCTCCCAGTCGCGGGTGCCGAGGGCCTTCTTGATGGCGAGGAGTTGTTCCAGCGGGTAACGTTCGGGGTGCAGAGCTTCTCCGGCCCGGCGGTGTGCTTCATCCACCATGGCGATGGCCGGGAAGTCCACCACGCGCCAGTGGTCGCCTTCGCCCCGTGCCTCGGCTTCGAGCAGCCGCCCGGAAAGATCGGCCATGTGCCAGCGGGTATTGATGATGAGTACCCCACCGCCGGGCGCGAGGCGCGTGTACAATGTGGACGTGTACCAGTCCCAGACGTTCTGGCGAATAGTGGGGGAATCGGCGGATGCCCGATCCTTGAACGGGTCATCGACGATGACGATATGGCCGCCCATGCCAGTGATACCGCCGCCTACGCCCGCAGAACGGTAGCAACCCTTATGCCCCACGATCTCGAAAATGTCCGAGTTGCGGAGGTAGGAGCCGTTCCCGACTGTACGGTTATTTTTGTCGTAGAGGGCTGTGCCGGGGAAGAGTTCCCGGTATTCCGGGCTGTCGATGACGCGCTGCACGTCGCGGTTCATGCGCGAGGACAGGTCTGCGGCGTAGCTCGTGGAAATGACGGAGAGATCGGGGTAGCGGCCCAAGGCATAGGCGGGGAAGCGGCGGGAAG